AGTTCTTATAAATCAATGGAAAGAATCTATACAATATTTCTGTCCAAATGCTAAAATTCAAATATTGAAAACAAAATCAGATATGAATTACGAGGCTGATTTTTATATAATGAATGCTAGTAATGTTTTTAAGAAAGAAGTCACCTATTTTAAAACTATTGGGTTTCTGGTTGTTGATGAATTACATTGTATTATGGCTGAAGGTATGTATAAAGCAATGACTCGTATAGTTCCCCGGTATCTGTTGGGACTGAGTGCAACTCCATTTAGGGAAGATGGTTTAGATAAATTAATAAGATTGTATTTTGGGGAAAATCGTATTTCTAAACAATTGAATCGATTACATTATGTATATAAAGTAAAGACTGGATTTGTTCCAAATGTAGAAAGACAGCAGAATGGAAAAGTAAATTGGAATTCTATATTAGATTCTCAATCTAGGGATAATACCCGAAACGAACTTATTATAACAATTGTAAAACATTTTAAAGATAGAATATTTCTAATTCTATGTAAACGGGTTGATCAAGCAAATATTCTTCTGAATAGATTAAAAGATGAAGGAGAAGCAGTTTCTTCCCTAATTGGGAAACAACAAACTTTTGAACATAATTGTCGTATTCTTATTGGTATATCATCCAAAGTTGGAACAGGCTTCTCTCATAAAAGATTAGATACATTACTGTTAGCATCTGATATAAAAGCTTATTTTATACAATATTTAGGTAGAGTTTTCAGGCGAGAAGATGTAATACCATTTATATTTGATTTAGTTGACACCAACTCAATCCTAGAAAATCATTATAGGTTTAGAAAAAAAATATATCATGAACATGGAGGTCAAATATCAGATTTTAATAAGACATTTCCAAATGTTTTGAATTAAACTCCCACCCACCAAACAGAAAATAATATTGGAATATTTATATAAATATTCCAATCCGAAAAGAAGATGCTTTTACAAATTAAAAGTATCTTCATAATCTTCATTATACCTTTCAAAATGGAATTGCCAAAATTCATCACAACCGAACATAAAATCTTTAGGTGGTATTTTAGCTTTATACCAAAAAACACAATCTTCAATCTTATTAGATTTTGTAGCATTATGTATATATAATGCAGTATAATCATTTGTAATTTCATCCATAATTGTACAAAATGTAGAAAAATCTGGTATAATTCCTGCATAATTTTCCCATAGGGATTTTCTATTTCTTAGGTTTGTTTCCCTAAGAATAAAAGTTCCATCTACATTTGTTCTGATTACAGGTTTTACATCCATACAGTATTGGAGGGATAGAATATACCACATTTTCCAATGTCTAGAATTTTTATAAATACCTTGTTGTAAGGGTTTATTGAATATAGCAGGATTATCAGTACAATCATCTAGTAAACATAATGCCCAAGGGTTTGTGATGTGTTTTTTAGCTAACTTCTGCCTTTTTATAAATGCTTTAATTGCTTCTTCATTATATTCATTATATATAAAAGTATTTGGAAACATTTTTTGATAGAAACCATTGGAATCTTCTGTTCCGCTACAAATCATTCCACATGGATAGATAGATCTTTTATAATATAGAAGGGATGATATAAGAGTTGATTTACCTGTTCCTGGCTTTCCTATTACCACATGTTTACATCCTCCTTGATGATCCATAAATGTATCAAAATTAGGTTGTAGTATATCTAAATCTAATTCTTTAATGTTATATGTTATTTCTGTAGTCATATTTAATTATGTGAATTATGTTTTTATATGATTAATTATTGTATAATTGTTCTGCTTCTAATTGCTGATTATCTTTAATATATATACTTATAGTACCTAAAGCCCCTATAGATGATTTTAATAATAATGGCATATCATTATCAATACATATATGCATATCGGTTGAAAACCCAGCAATTTTACATAGACGATTTAGTTGCTCTGTTTTATATGTTTTATTAAAAACAACAGTTTTAATTAATACATCTTTAACATCTGGATTTTCACCAAATTCAATATGTTTTTTCATTATTCCACCTGCATCAGTTTTAAATATTATTTTATATTTAGTTGCGACAATATCTATTTTAGAATCTATACTATACATTTCTTTACACATTTTTCCAAAATTAGACGAGGGAATTAAATATGTATATGAGTAACCACTTGGACTTTCAATTTCTAAATTCTGTATAGATTGAATTTTTATAAAAGAACAAGATGTTCTTGTGCTATTGTTTGAAGTGACTTTTATACCCAGATCAGTTAAATCTTCACTATCTATGAATATTTCAATAGTATCTTTTTTCTTTACTGATTTTATCATCTTATATAAGTGACATAGATTAACTCCTATATGTTGGGTTGTATTAAAATCATAATTATACAAATAAAATTGATCCTTAGGTAGGGCTATATCTATTAATATATGTTTACGATCGTCCATCATTTTTAAATAAATACCGTTTTTATTAAACTCGAAACAACCAGTTTTCAAGTTATTGTTTAGAACTTCTGCGAGTAACTTAATAAGATAAGCATTTTTGCATTTTGCTTGGAACTTCTTCATATTTATAATGTATTAATAACTTTTAAATAATATTTAAATATATAGTATACAATAAAAACTTAATATGGATATAACAGTTAATAACAAAATATCAATTCTCAAGTATCAGTTGGACAGTCTAGATTCTCTAAAAAAGAGAATTGCTAAAGCATTGAAAATATCTTACAAACTTATTTATATAGATCCTTCTATAAATATATATGATATTAAAGATAATATTAATGTTACAAATATATATAATGAAATTAAACAATATGTTAAAAATAATCAACATATAATTGAGTTACCATACTTGAATGAAATAGATGCAAAATATATCATACAAATATGGATGAAAGTATTAGATGATAGTATGAGAAGATTATTTATTGAGACAGAATTAGAACAATATTCAAAACCTCTTATAGATAATGGATACTATAAATCTCATATTAACTTTTTATCTGATTGGAAAAAAAGATCTTCTTTTAAGATAGATTCGTTATCATTTTCTAATATAGATGATAACACCCTTCAAATATATGATAATGTAAATAATCCTATTATATATTCGCATATCAAACAAACATTCATAGATGAAGATACTATAATTCAAAATAATCACTTTGAATTTATAAAGCACATTTTTAATGAAATTAATGTTAATGATTATATTCCATTCATACAAATAGATAACTTTTATAAAATAGTAAAAAATTTTAGAATACCAAACAATGAATGGATAACTACACCCAAGAAAGAATGTATGATAATATGGGTTAAATATTTAGAGAAATTCCACAAAGTGGGTATAGAATTAAATCAAGAATTAAATGTAATTATAAATATCAAAACTACTTTAGAAGAAAAAGATAGAAACACTGTTATAGATATAATTAAAAAACTATTATACAAGAATAAATCTTTAATTGTAACTAAACGTATAAATAATGCAAAAGCTTATTTTTATTATAATATATCGAATACATTCAATTTTAATACATATATATTCGCTGATATGGTATTAAATGATCCTTTATTTGAATATATTTTATACATTAGTGATTTTAACCAAGCAACCAAAAAAAAACCTGGAACATATATACATTTTTCACACCCTATTGTAAATGGAACAGTAAAAGCAACCCTAACAGAACAACTACTAAATAACAAGAATGAACCTTTATTATCTGATTTTAAAGACTCTCAAACATATAAAAAATATTTACGAGTTAAAATTTCTATTATTGACGATTTTAAATCTATAAACAAGTTCCAAATAATATTAGGTAAATTATTACAAATATACAAAAACCAATATGATTCATACTTAAATATTTATAAAACATATATACAAGGATTTGAATCTAAATTTTTCAAACAATATGAAAAAATTACATATGAAAAACCAAAAGGGTTATATATTCATAAAGATATATTTCTTGAGAATTATAGTAGAATAGGATGCGCGTTGCCTAAAAACCCGTCTATTTTGGATGTATCTCATGATATGAAACAATACCAAGAAGGTACTTATTTGAAATTTCCAAAAGATGACGATCCTAATCTCTCTAATAACCAAAGTTATTATATATGTGACAAAAATAAAGAATATCCTTACGCTGGTCTAGTTAAAAATAAACTACAAAATAAAGATAAATATCCATATTTACCTTGTTGTTTTAAAAAGAATCAACGAAATAAACCTAAAATGAAAGCATATTATGATAATATAATTATCCAAAAGGATGAACCAAATATTCAAGGAAAAATAGTAACTGATAAATTGTTAACAAATAAACAGTATGGTATTTTACCGAATAATATTACTAATATGTTATTCTTTATAAATTCAGATATAAATACATTTTACTATAGGGAAGGTATAGAAAACTCACCTAATGAATTTAACAAAAACAGTTTTATAGGATGTGTTATTAAGGGTTTAAATAAGGATACCAATAAAAACTATAATGATATTAGAAATGAATTGTCTAAATTTGCTTATCTTTGTAAACAAGAATTGTTTAACTTTGATATAGTTGACATTAAGAAAATGATTCAAAATCCAGAATTATATTTTAATCCTAAATATTTTATACATTTATTAGAAGAATATTATAACTGTGATATTATTGTATTTAACAATGAAAATAATGGTAATATTATGATTCCCAATTATATTCATAAGTATTGTAAAAATTTATATTACGATGAACATAAAAGTAAAAGACCCTTATTATTTATATATGAACATTCTATTGATAATTTTCCAACCCAATGCGAACTTATATTTAATTCAAAAGAGGAACCTACAAATAAAATATACAATCATAATAAACTATATAATGATATTTATTCTATGTTTTTCAATATGAATTATAAGTTTAGTAAAGAACTTAGGTTAATTAAATTCATAGATTTTCCTCTAAAGATGACAAATATTATTAATCAATATATTGATGCATATGGTAAAACAAGAATCTTAAATATAAAAATAAAGAATAGTATATTTTCATTAATTTTATCTGGTATACAGCCGCTTAATAAACCCCTAGCTAACGAAAAATTACATAAATTGAAAAATACTTCTATAATAGGTGAACTTGTAAAAAGATTTAATGTAAATCAACAAATAATCAACAATAATAAAACTATACAATTAAATGGAACTATTGGTAATGTATCTGTTTCTATACCTGTTGAAATAAAAGGAACCCTACTTAATATTAAAAAGATCTATAATTCAATACCCTTTATAGAACCAAAATCTTCAAAATTAGATAAATATATGAATTATAAACGAATAGCGAACTTCATAATAGATAATGCATTATGGAGTTTTTCAAAATACATAGCAGAAAAGAAAGTAGATAATATTGATGGTAATATTATACAATCCTTTATAGACGATAAAACTGTCATCCTAAAAACAGATGATCTATCTTTTATAAAACCAACCTTTATGTTCACTTTTGATTCTAACTTATTTGATAAACAAAAAAGATTACAAATAAATGACATTGTTAAACGTAAATTATCTCAAATATTATATATCAAATCATATTCAGATATTAATTATGTAAAAACATTATGTCAAAAAAATATTGTAACTAGTTATTTTCAATCATTGAATGATTTCAAAAAAAATGATAACGAAATAATAGGGGTGGGTACTCCCTCATTAAATCCTATACATAGATTAAGAGTAAATCATGATATTCGGGTAGATAGAAATGATGCTTACTTCATACAAAATGATAATATAGGAAATAAAAATATTTACATTGCCCAAAATACTTTTGATTTAAAATACGCTATACATATATTAAACTATTGGTTGATATATAATATCAACATTGCATCATCCATACATTCAAACATTCTAGACAATTCTATAGAATATAATTTATATACTTACAACAATTCTATAGATGATATGGATAAAGATAATAAAACTGATCAAAATCATATAATCATTAAATACAAAAATATTTACATTGCACTTTTACCATTTTTCAAATAATATTTACAACTTAACACCTAAAACTGATGATATTTTTATAAATCCCTACTTACATTGATTATATTTAACTTCATATTGCTTTATCTTTGATAAAGCAATATTACACTTATTCGTCATAAATCAAGACATTATTCTCTTCTTGGGATTTTTCTTTTTAGCTTTACATCTTTTTTTTAACTCTTTTTTGTCAATTTCAGATACCGTTTTAGGAGTTCTTTTAGAAATTTTATTCAAAGGTCTACAATAAGGATAACTTCGGTCATAGGGTTCACCCGGGTTTTTCCTATGTTGTTTAGATTTTCTACCACATTTAACTATTCTGGGAAGTTCACATACATCTATCCATTCTTCTTTATGCCATCTTGATAGGGAACTAGTTTTTTTATATCCTTTATTTTCTTTATATCGTCCTCCGCGTATTTTATATTGTTTAACAACCCAACTGCTAGCATATGCAGATGGCCATTTTTTAAATTTAGATTTAGCCTCCTTTGTTACATTGGAATATAACTTTTTATCTAATGGTATATTAGTCATTTATTTATATTTGAATAAATTAAATATATTATTTATTTACTTTGGAGAATGAACCACTAAAGATTGTTCATTATTTACTTTTGGAGAATGAACTATTACAGATGATTCATTATTTACTTTTGGAGAATGAACCATTAAAGATGATTCACTATTTACTTTTGGAGAATGAACCA